ACATTACGCACAGAAAACAGAGTTTCGTATTCTAGCTCGGATTATTGCTGAGAACCTACCGCCTGAGTATCCATATCAGGTTGCGGGTGCGGAGCAGACGATCAAGGCTGAAGACTTTGATGCGCGTGTGGATATCATTCCCGTTAGCGATCCAAACATATTCTCCATGGCACAAAGGGTGACGTTAGCTCAAACTCAGTTGCAGTTAGCACAGTCCAATCCCCAGATGCACAACTTGCATGCGGCGTATCGACGGATGTATCAGGCCCTTGAGGTTCAGAACATTGACGAGATTCTCCCACCGCCGCCAGAGCCACAGCCAACAGATCCTGCCTTGGAGAATGCCAAAGGTTTGATGGGATCATTGTTGCAAGCGTTCCCTGATCAAGACCATGACGCGCATATCAAAATTCACGTCATGTTTATGAAGACGCCTTTGGTCACGACTTCACCACAGGTTATGGGTACGTTTTATGCTCACTTACAGGAGCACATTGCTATGAAGGCGCGTCAGTTGGTTATGGCTGAGATCCAAGGTTTGATCAGTCAGGTGCAGCTAAACGCTCAGATGGGCGCGGTAGATCCGCAAGCAGCGCAGCAGAAGATCATGGAAGTGCAGCAAGAGATGCAGAACCCTGCCGAGGTAGAAAAGTTAGTTGCCTTGCAGGAAATGCAAATCATGCAGCAGACACTTGCGGAGATTACGCCGCAGGGTCAGGATCCGATGTCAGATCCATTGGTGCAGATTCGTATGCAGGAGCTTGCGCTCAAGCAGCAATCAGAGCAGCGTAAGTCTCAGATGGACGAGGCAGAGGTTATGATGAACGCAGCGAAAATGCAGCAGCAAGCGGCGACAGACGCAGCGCGTATTGAGAGCCAAGAAGAAATCGCTGGAAATAGAAACGACGTGAACCGTGAGCGTATTGACGTGCAGCGGCAAGCTATGTTGAGGAGAGGTTAGGATGGATTTAAGTTTAATACAGCCAGAGCCAGCCATGAATGGTCCGTTTATGGGTAGGCCGCTGATGGAAGCGGTTATGCCGATTCAAAGGCCAGACATGAATAATGGGTTCGACCTAATGCCAAGACCAGGTTCTGAATATCTTCAACCTGTTGGCGGTGGTGGCATAGGTCAGTATCTTCAGCCGATGATTAGACAGATTAACAGCCATTACCAGCAAAACGAGGTGCAACCGTTTGTGCAAGAAATAACGCAATTAGCTAATCAGCGTTTTCCAAATGCGTTTCAAGGCGGCGGTATGGGGATAGGGAACTTTCTCCAACAACAGCGTCCTCTGCCAACACAAGACATCTTTTCAGGTGTTTCGGGCGCGGCCCTTGGCTTGTTAGCTGCGAGGTAGCGATGCCACTCAAGAAGGGGTCCTCTCAAACCACGATTAGCTCCAACATTGGCAAGCTAAAAGACGAAGGCTATCCGCAGAAGCAAGCGGTGGCTATTGCATTGAACAATGCAGGTAAAAAGAAATATGCATCTGGCGGCATGGTAAACAGCCGTTTCAGCAGGATTGCACGTCCTCAAAGGTTTTCTGGAGAGTTTTGATGTGCGTACTTGTGTTCGTTGCATACGGACACATGTGGGTAAACGGATACGGTAGTTGGTTTTATAAAGCCTGTCAGTACGACTGCGGCTCGAACCGTTACGGATATTATGATAGAGTGTATCGCGTAGATCCAGATTATCGGTGTCCTGTGAGGTTTCGTAAAGATGATTGATCCTGTTACAGCGGTTGGGTTGGCGACTTCCGCATTCAATGCCATCAAGCAAGGCATTTCTGTCGGGCGTGATTTGCAAGATATGTCTGGTCAGCTTTCCCAGTGGGGCAAGGCGTTTAGCGATTTTTCCTACGCCGAGGACAAAGCTCAAAACCCTCCTTGGTATAAGTTCAAGGGTAGTGACGAAGAGACGGCGTTACAAATCTTTGCCCAGAAAAAGAAAATGGAGCAGATGCGTAACGACATTAAGTCGTTTATTAGCTGGAATTATGGGCCTTCTGCGTGGGAAGAGGTTCTCTCTATCGAGGCCAAAATGCGAAAACAGCGTAAAGAAGAGTTGTATCGCAAGGAGGAGTTGAAAAGAAAGATCGTAGAATGGATTGTTGGGTTATTAGCCGCTGCAATTGGTATCGCGGTAATGGGCTTCGTACTCTGGTTGATTGGGAAAGGCCAAGGCCGATGGTAAATGCGACTTGTGCAAGCAGGTAGGATGCGTTGGATTGTATATGATGCTCGAGGAAAGATTGTGATTATAACACATCATCGCAAAATAGCCGAGTGGGTTATTCAAAGGGGCGGATATGTCTGACGGGCTGACGGGTGTAAGCAATATGCCGTTCAATGTGGGCAGTGACATACACGCCCAAACGAGGGCGCGTGAACGCATAGAAACGCATTTGGTGGAGCAAAGGGTAGAAAAAGAACATAGGGCCAACCACAGCCACTTAGAGGCGCTCCAGAAGCAAAGATTGGACTTACAGGAAAGTTATGATAAGTTTGGGCGCAAGACTGTGGCGGATAGGCCGCAGGGAACGAAGTTAAACATAGAGGTGTAACATGTCAAATACCTTTGAAAAAATACTGCAATATAAACTTATGCCCCGTTTTATGATGATTGTTATGACGATCATGTACATAAAAGTTATAAACTGGGGGATGAGCTTGGATGACTTGTCTACGCAGCAATCTGCAATGATATCAGTGGTCAGTGGGGCGATGACAGGAACGATAGCCGTTTGGCTGGGTAGTGAGAAATGAGTATCTTTACTGCTGCATTAGGACCAATAGCCAATCTTGCTGGATCATGGCTGCAAGGTAAGGCCGATAAGAATGCCGCTGCTGCGGAGCTAAAGCTCACGGAGGCGAAAGCGAAAGCCCAGATATTATTGTCTGAAAAAACAAGCGTCGCTGACTGGGAACGCATTATGGCAGAGGGTTCTAAGTCAAGCTGGAAAGACGAATGGTTCGTAATTGTCCTGTCTATTCCCCTTGTTTTGGCGTTTATTCCAGGTGCAGAAGGTTGGGTTGATCGTGGTTTTGCCCAACTCTCCAAAGCGCCAGACTGGTATTTTTATAGTTTAGGTATCGCTATTTCAGCGAGTTTCGGTGTGAGAGGGGCAACTGCCCTGTTTAAGAGGAAGTAATGGAAAACTTAAAACTACCTATTGTACTTGTTATGGCTATGGCGGCACAGCTTGCAGGAGGTGTTTGGTGGGTTTCACAACAAGCGGCAACGATTTCAAATCTTGAAGAAACAGTAAGCCAGCTTGGCTCTAAAATGGCTATTGAAGACAACATAAACTTAAAACGTGACGTGCAGTCTAATGCCAAGGAGATTGACGATGTTTGGGATGACATGGAAGATGTTTGGGATGAACTGTCAAACTTAGCTAACTCTATCGGTCAGGTTACTAAATTGCAGCAGCGTGTAGCTGTAATTGAAAGTGAGCTTAAATATATTTCTCGTGATCACAATGGGGTTACGAATATGAGAGGCAACGGAAGATGAGCAATGCAATGAAAGCCTTACAGCAACGGTGCGGAGTATCCGCAGACGGAGCCTTTGGCCCCAACACTGCTAGAGCAATCGTTGAGCATTACGAGTTATCACCAGAACGCGGGGCACATTTGCTGGGTCAATCGGCGCATGAGAGTGGTTACTTCAAGCACACAGAGGAAAATCTTAACTATTCAGAGGACGCGTTAAACCGTGTGTTCCGCCGTTATTTTGGTGAAGGCAAAGAGGATGCTTCTAAGTATGCTCGAAATCCTCAGAAGATTGCTAATTATGTATACATGGATGAGCATCGATCAAAAAAGGGTGCGCTCGGAAATGTTGAGGAAAATGACGGCTGGGCTTTTCGAGGCCGAGGATTTTTACAATGCACGGGCCGTACAAACTACCGAAAGTTTGCATCGGAAATGCGTTTGCCTGATGTTATGAAAGACCCTGATCTTGTAGCTACAGAGTATGCTTTTGAAAGCGCATACTGGTTTTTCAAACGTAATGGGTTGTTTACGATTGCGGACAAAGGTGTCAATGACGAGGTGATCACAGAGGTTACGCGCCGTGTAAACGGTGGCACTCATGGTCTTGATGATCGATTAGAAAAAACCAAAAAGATATATGAATGGGTTAGGAGAACGTAATGCCTACAATTATGATTAGTATATTACCTGACGGCATTCCTGTGGATAAGATGGAAGAAGATGACAACGGGAATAGTTGTCCTTTGCCCACCCAGGATTACGAACTCAATGACATGAATCGTCAGGTGGCTATAGATGAGTATGGCTATCGTGAGCCAAACACTTCGGTGGCTTTTCGCAACGATGAAAGTTGTGGAACGTGTGGAATGTATAACCAGACAGAGGATATGCAGGAGTGCATTGGAGACGAGTCTGGAGAAACAGGCTATTGCCAACTTCTCAAATTTGTGTGTAATAGTGAAAACACATGTGATGAGTGGGCAGAAGGTGGTCCAATCACATCCGACTTACAAGAGGAATATAAGGACAACCTATAATGGATGTTGTCGATTTGGCAAAACACCTGTATAAGAAAATTGAAGAGCGGCAAAAAGATATCGGAGCGGCTCTTTCTCACGGTTCTGTAAAAGACTGGGAGCAGTATAAAATGTCTGTAGGGGAGATACGGGGCCTCGCTTACGCTAGAGAAGAAATCAAGACCCTGCTGGAGAGAAACGTAGACGATGTCGAAGACTTTATATCTTCCTGACCATGTCGCGCAGAAAATGAACAAAGAGAAAGACGCTGCTAAAGCTGAAGTCTCTGGTGTTGCAGTTGACAGCGCATATGTAAATGCACAGGACCGCGTACTAGAACCATCCCTTTTAGAAAAACCGTTACTCGAACGATTGCCGCAACCAACTGGTTGGCGGCTTTTAGTTATGCCGTATCAAGGTAAGGCTAAGACTTCGAGTGGCCTATACATCCCTGACGAAGTTCGAGAACGAGAATCGATTGCTACGGTAGTCGCGTACGTTCTGAAGTTAGGGCCGTTGGCATATAAGGATCCGAATAAGTTTGGACCCGACGAAGCACCTTGGTGTGAAGAAGGCCAATGGGTTTGTATAGGCAGGTACTCAGGTTCTCGTTTTAAAATCGACGGCGGTGAAGTCCGCATCATCAACGATGATGAGGTTATTGCTACGATTTTGGAGCCAGACGATGTGAAACAAGTATAGGGCAGGATTATGGCTGAAGAAAAGCAAGAGATTGAAGAACAAGAAGTTGTTCTAGAAGAGCAGCAAGAAGAACCTAAGTCGGAAGAAAAGGCGCAAGTAGCGTCGGCGGAAGGCGAAGGTGAACTTGAAGAGTACGGTGAGAAGGTACAAAAGCGTATTAAAAAACTCACTGAGCGTTACCGCAATGAACAACGAGACCGCGAAGAAGCGGTACGGGTGGCGCAGAAGCTATTGGATGAAAACAATAAGCTGAAGGGTCGAGTTCAACAGTTAGATAGTGGATATCTAAATGAGTATGGTAACCGACTAACCACGCAAGAAGACGCGGCAAAACGTGCGTATAAACAGGCATATGAGTCTGGAGATTCCGACGCGATGCTTGCCGCGCAAGAGCAGATTGCTCAGATTGCGATTGACAAACAACGGTATGGCGCGGCGAAAACTCGTGTTGAACAACAGCAAAAAATGCAGGTTCAACAGCAAGCGCAGCCACAACAACAAGCCCCTGTGCAACAGGCTCAAGCCCCTGCAAAGGTTGATCCAAAAGCAAAAACATGGGCCGAAAAGAATGAGTGGTTTGGGAATGATGAGATCATGACCACTGCCGCATTCACAATACATCGTAGACTTGTCGAGGAAGAGGGGTTTGACCCGAACACCGATGAGTATTATACTGAAATAGATGGTCGTATTCGTTCGGAGTTTCCGCACAAGTTTAATACGGCTAAGAAATCGGGTGGAAATCAGGTCGCTTCTGCTGGTAATTCCGCATCCCGCACTAACAAACAGGGGCGCAGGTCGGTCAAGTTATCGCACTCTCAAGTCGCGATTGCGAAAAAACTGGGCGTACCTCTCGAAGAATACGCCAAGTATGTAAAGGAGTAATATCATGGCTGACACAAGAGCACCGCGCAAAAGCGCAACACGCGAAACTGAAACGCGCAGAAAACCATGGGCACCGCCCAGTCACTTAGCCGCACCTCCTGCACCTGAAGGGTTTGTGCATCGTTGGATTCGAGTCGCAATGCGCGGCGAAGAAGACAAGATGAACGTAAACTCCAAGTTGCGTGAAGGTTGGGAACCCGTCCGTAAAGACGAGTACCCAGACTACGAGGCTCCAACTATCGACGATGGTCGGTACGAGGGCGTCATCGGTCAAGGTGGTCTGATGCTGTGTCGCATTCCTGCCGAAACAGCCCAAGAAAGAAACGAGTATTACGGGGGCCGAACCCGCGAACAGATGGTAGCTGTAGATCAGGACCTTATGAAGGAACAACATCCTTCAATGCCGATTAATCAAACTCGGCAAAGTCGTGTAACCTTCGGTGGATCAAGACGAGACACCGAATAATTTAGAGGATTGCTACTATGGCAAACACTAACGGTGCATTCGGGCTTCGCCCGATTGGCGTAGTCGGTCAGGCTACGAACACCACTGGTGCGACCGAGTATCGTATCGCCTCTGGAAACACTAACGCGATCTATCAAGGTTCTCCTGTTATCCCGCTTTCAACTGGCTTTATTGACATTGTTGGCGCGGCTGCTGGAGGCACCGTGGGTCTTTTAGGTGTGTTCTGGGGATGCGAATACGTTTCGTCCACTACTGGTGAAACTATTTTTTCCAATAACTGGCCTGGTTCTGGCGCGGATTCTAATCATCCTGTCAAAGCCTTCGTGTATGACAACCCAATGCAAACATTTGTTATATGTTCAGACGCTTCACTTACTAGCGAAGCAACTGCGCGTGGGCATGTGTTCGCAAACGCAAACTTTGCAACGGCTACTTCTGGTTCTTCTACCACAGGTATCTCTTCTGCTAAGTTGGGTGTTAGCACAATCGCCACCACTGCTGCGCTGCAACTGCGTATCATCGGAATCCAAGATGATCCAGAAAACAGCGACTTCACAGCGGCTGGTATCCCTGTAATCGTTCGATTGAATAACAGCTTCAACTCCGCCAATGGTGCGATTGTTGCTGGTACTCCATCGACTACTGGCGTATAAGGAGACTAACTTATGGCTATCTCTCGCGCACAACTAGCGAAAGAGTTGGAACCTGGTCTCAACGCCTTGTTCGGTATGGAGTACAGTAGGTACGAAGACCAACATGCAGAGATTTACACAACAGAATCTTCTGATCGAGCATTCGAAGAGGAAGTGATGTTGAGTGGTTTCGGCGCAGCACCAACCAAGTCGGAAGGTTCTGCAATCAACTACGACGACGCAAACGAAGCGTATACTGCTCGTTATAACCACGAGACTATCGCGTTGGCATTCTCGATCACAGAAGAGGCTATCGAAGATAACCTTTATGATCGACTAGGCTCACGTTATACTCGTGCGTTGGCTCGGTCAATGGCTCACACAAAACAAGTTAAGGCCGCTGCGGTTCTTAACAACGCATTTACTGCTGGCGCATCTGCTGGTGGTGACGGTGTTGCGCTTTGTGCGACCAACCACCCACTTACATCAGGTGGGACATTTGCCAACGAACCAACAACTGCGGCTGACTTGAACGAGACTTCTTTGGAAGACGCGTTGATCAGCATTGCAGGGTTTGTTGACGAGCGTGGTCTTAAAGTCGCGTTGCGCGGCACCAAGTTGGTCATCCCACGTCAACTGCAATTTGTTGCAGAGCGTTTGATGGTATCAAACTTGCGTGTTGGCACAGCCGACAATGACACTAACGCTATCCGTTCAATGGGTATGTTGCCAAACGGTTACGCCGTTAACGACTTCCTAACGGACCCAGATGCGTTCTTCGTCATGACAGACGCGCCTCGTGGATTTATCCACTTCGAGCGTACGCCAATGACTACTGGCATGGAAGCAGACTTCGATACAGGTAACATGCGCTTCAAAGCGCGTGAGCGTTACTCGTTCGGTTTCTCAGACCCACGCGCAGTATTTGGTTCGCCAGGTGCATAAATCTGTGCTATAGTGTAGGGGGTACTTTCATATACCTCCTCCCTGATAGACTGGGGCTACTTCGGTAGCCCCTTTCTTTTTATCTGAAACTTCTGTATGGTTAATTTATCCCTGACAGTTGCATTGGGCGACTGACACTAGCCAAGACAGGAGATCAACATGGCTAATTCAACTTTTTCAGGTCCTATTCGGGCAGGAAACATTAAAAACACAACAGGAACTACTGTTGGTTCGGACATTGCCAACGTAGGTTATGTTGTAATGATGCAGACGCACACCATGGATCTTTCTGGTGGCGCGATTGCAGCGGGTTCGACTGACATGGTCATCCCAGCAAACTCAAAAATTATTGATTGTATTGTTGATCTATCAACAGCGGCGAATGCTACAACCAACATCAGCGTTGGTGACACCGTTGGTGGTGCAACTACAATCCTTAACACTTTGGCAACGGGCACGACTGCGGGTCTCAAGACTGTCACTACACAAGGTGGTGGGACAGGCGAGTGGGCTAACACAGGAACCTCGGATTTAAAGCTGACGGTTACAAACAGTGCAGCAACTACTGCGGGAGTTGCCGTAATTACAATCTTGTATGCACAGGCATATAACACTGTAATTCGTCCGTAAGGAGATAACTCATGGCTGGTCCAGTAACAGCGTATAATTGGGTTCAAGGGACATCGGCGGCAGTCGTTGGCCCATCTCGGTCACGTTTACGGCAGGTTGTAATTTACGCGGCGGCTGCGGGTGCTTTCACGTTGAAAAACGGAAGTGCAAGCGGGGATACTTTGCTTACGCAAAAGTTTCCTACAGGCCATCATGTAATGAACATTCCTGATGATGGCATCATTGCAAGTAGCGGTGTTTATGTCTCAGCGTTTACAGGATCGGCTAATGAACTAACGATCATCCTTTCGTAGGAGGATCCGATGGCATATGATCTCCGTTCTATCTCACAGGTCGGAACATCTGAGCCATTTGAGCTACAGGTGGCTAGGGGTCAGATCCCTGGTCACTCCATTAGGAATTTGTTTGGAACAAATCCTGCAATCGGTACAACATTCCGTACAGCTTGGGAAAATAACACGACATTGCCGTTTTTGTCGTCTGAACAAAAGCTGGATATAGTAAGCACCAGTGACGATGACGCGGAAGGACCGCAGGTTTTAATCGTCGGTGTTGATGGTAATTACAACCAAATAAGTGAAGTAGTTGCGTTGAATGGAACAGCGGGCACTCAAACACAACAAAACTTTTTCCGTATAAATGACTTAATTATGTCAACGGGTAACGCTGTTGGAGACATCACGGCAGAGTTTAGCTCAGTAGTTTATGCAAAGATCATCGCAGGTCGTGGTAGGAATCAGGCTGCGGTGTTTACAGTACCTGCGGGTTATTCGTTCTATCTTGGACGGATTGATGCATTTACAGCAACGGCGAATAACGACACTAAAATCATGACATTTAGAAACCAGGTTACGTTTTCTGACGGGCGGGTTTTTGATGTGGCACAAACTAGCTTTGTGTCTCGAATGGATATCGCACGGACACTTCCCTTTAAGGTTTCGGAAAAATCAACTATTGAGTTTCAACTCAAGATGTCAGGGCAGACGGCTGACATAGGTGTTTTTGGCGACGGGTTTTTGGTTAAAGAACAAGGGAGCTTGTGATGGCAAAAATCGACAAAGATAAGATGAAATGCAACAAGCCAAAACGTCAAGTTTCTGGTGGCAAAAAGTTTGTCGTTAAAGCCTGTGACAAGGGAAAAGAAAAGATTGTCCGTTTTGGGGACGCCAATATGAAAATTCGAAAATCTAACCCCAAGGCTAGAAAATCATTTCGTGCAAGACACGGGTGTGACAAAGGCACTCTTGATAAACTAAAGGCCAAGTATTGGTCATGTAAGCAGTGGTAAGTAGAATGGATAAGAACGTACAGCTTTTGTTTTGGGGCACAGGTTTAACATTAGGATCTGCGGGTCTTGTGTGGGTGATTTCTACGTTACTTACGGTAGACAAACGCACAGAAGTCATGGACGTTAAAATAGATCATTTAGTTCAAGCAGTAGAGAGTTTGACAGAAAGGCAAGCAAGTTATGATCAGTCGTGGACAGATGCCCTTTCAAATCTCCAAACCTCCAGAGGAAATGACTAATGGCAAAAAAGGCAAAAACAAAAAAGGACGCGTGTTACCACAAAGTCAAAAGTCGGTACAAGGTTTGGCCCTCGGCGTACGCAAGCGGGGCGCTGTCCAAATGCCGAAAGGTCGGGGCCGCAAACTGGGGAAACTCTTCTAAGAAAAAACAAAAGAAGGCCGATGGTGGGCTAGTAGCTTCGGTTGATAACCCCAAACGGACCACGCGCAATCGGTATAGAGATGGCGGAATGGTAGCTTCTGGTTGTGGTCAAGTCATGGAGGCTCGTCGTAAGGGGACGAAGTACGCATAATGGCGAAAAAGAAAAACTCTCTCCGCGAATGGTTTTCTCAGAATGATGGGAAGGGTTGGGTAGACTGTAAGACAGGTAAGCCGTGTGGTCGTCAAAAAGGGGAAAAGCGGAAGGGATATCCCGCTTGTCGTCCTACGATGGCTCAATGTACATCGGCAGCTAAAAAGAAAAAGTCGTCAAAACGGATTAGCTGGAAACAGAAAAAAGCCAATGGTGGGTTAGTGAGGGTGTTTTGATACAACAGTGGGCAGAAGAGTTATCGAAACCTACCGTTCATAACAACGGGGTAGCTGCCTGTCCATTTGCTTTACCTGCTTATCAAAACCGTGAAGTAAAAATGCTTGTAACGGATGACCTATGGGCCGATGTCCTGAACGAGTCATCGAAGTTTTTTCGCACGGGTTACAAAGTCACTATGATTTTTGACTATGACTACGATAACGACTACGATCAACTAGAAGAAGAATGTATGGCCTTGAACAAGTTTTTTACTTTTGCGGGTATTGATATATGGCTGTTGGCTTATTTGCGCGAACACGCCGTAGTTTTTATACAGCGTTGGAGCGAATTAGAAAACGCTGCTGCAAAGTTGGAAAAACTAGGGTATTATACAAACTATGATAAAGAGGATTACGAAAGACACATCTTAGCTCGGAGAGAAAGGAGACTCTGATATGCCTGGAATGATGCGTGGTGGAAAAAAGAAAATGATGCGCGGTGGCGCGGTCAGCAAGCCAAAGAAGAAAATGATGCGTGGCGGTAAAGTCAAGATGATGCGCGGCGGTAAGGTAAAGGGTAAAAAATGAGTTTTCCAGATTTAACAGGTGACGGTAAGGTCACAAAGAAAGATGTATTAAAGGGCCGAGGCGTCGAAGGATTTAAAAAAGGCGGCAAGGTCAAAGGTATGATGCGTGGCGGCATGGCGCGTAAGGGTTTTATGGCTGGCGGTAAAGTAGACGGCTGTAATCCTGCGGTGCAAATGTCTGGCATAAAACAAGGGACTACTTACTGATGGCTACTTCAGGTTCACGCGACTTTAACATGGACGTTGGCGAGATTATCGAGGAAGCGTATGAACGCTGTGGCCTCGAGGTTCGCACGGGCTATGATGCCAGAACGGCGCGGAGGTCGTTGAACCTGATGTTTGCCGACTGGGCTAATAGAGGATTAAACCTGTGGACTGTTAAACAGGCCACAATTACTTTGACCCAAGGGCAAGCCCAAGAAACTCTTACCAGCGATGTTGTTGATATATTGGATGTTGTGGTTCGTAGAAATAATACGGATTACTCGATAGATCGGATCAGTCGTGGGGATTATTCGGGTCTACCCAACAAAACAACGCAGGGCCGACCAAGCCAGTTTTATTTCGACAGGCAGATCGATCCCGTAATTAACCTTTGGGCGGTTCCTGAAAACTCAACAGATCAACTTATTTATTATTACGTTCGGCGGATCGACGATGCTGATACCCTTGTTAATACTACTGACATGCCTTTTCGTTTTTATCCTTGTATGGTGGCGGGGTTAGCATATTACATGGGAATGAAACGAGCACCCGAACGCTTGCAGATTTTAAAGTCGGTGTACGAGGAAGAGTTCCAACGTGCAGCGGACGAGGATGAAGGTCGCACACCATTGAAGTTGCAGCCTAGCATTCGTTACTTGAGGGCATAATGACATACGCTAGTGGTAAACATGCTTGGGGTATATCGGATCGGTCAGGTCGCCGTTACCGTCTTCGTGAGATGAAGAAGGAATGGACGGGTGCCTTGGTGGGTCCTGATGAGTATGAACCCAAGCATCCACAGCTAGAACCTATTCGTGTAGGTCCTGATCCACAAGCCTTGTACAATCCGAGACCAGAAACGGGGTTGCCTAATCAACGAGCGACACAGTGGGGCTGGAACCCTGTGGGGTACAATTACCAAGACGGGCTATCGCCGCCGAATAAATTGGTTGCGGTTGGTTCAGTCGGAACAGTGACGGTGACGACATGACTATGACATACGGCGAACTGAAGACTGCCATTCAGGATTACACAGAAAACGACGAGACAAGTTTCGTAAACAACTTGCCTTTGTTTATCCGACTGGCAGAGGAGCGCATACTAAAAAGTGTGCAGCTTAACCTGTTTCAAAAGAACCAAGGGGGTTCTATGACTACGGGCAACGAGTATTTAGGTGCTCCATCTGATTTCCTTGCACCGTTTTCTTTGAGCATTGATGTCAGTGGGGCCAAAGAGTTTTTGTTGTTTAAAGATTTGGACTTCGTGCAGACGTACACGCCTAATTCAACAACCACAGGTCAACCAAAGTATTACGCTCAATTTGATGTAGACAACTTTATTCTCGCGCCAACACCAGATGCAAACTACACAGTGGACATTCATTATCTGTATCGCCCTGCTTCACTAACGTCTGGAGCCGACAGTGGTACAAGCTGGCTCAGTGAAAACGCGGAGATCACTTTGCTTTATGCATCTTTAATCGAAGCGTACACTTACATGAAGGGGGATCCCAACCTAATGCAGATGTACAATCAGCGTTATGCAGAGGGGGTCACAAGACTGAAGAACCTTGGCGAGGCTCAAGAGGTTGTTGATGAGTATCGTTACGGTCAGATTAGGAAACCACGCACATGATTCCAGAGTTAAATATAGATTTATCTAAAGATTTTAAGGTAGAGGTACACACCACTCAGAACCGTGGCTTTACGCCAGAAGAAATAGCAGAACGGTGTGCGGAAAAAATTATTTCGGTCTCGGATGAAGCACATCCTGCAATACAAGCGCAAGCCCGTGCTTTTCAGAAACGTATTGTACAGTTAGTCGGGTTCTATTTACGCGAAGCTGTTAAAAGTGATCGAACTACTGTATATAATGCAATCAAAGATGCGGGGCACCCTGACCTCGCTGAACTTATAAGGAGAATGTGACATGGCCTTTACTGGTAACTTCATGTGCACGAGCTTTAAGAAGGAGCTTCTTGAGGCTGTTCACAACTTTAAACTTTCAGGTGGTAGCACCTTTAATCTCGCGCTTTATACAAATAGCGCGTCTTTTGATGCCTCAACAACAGCGTACACCGCTTCAAACGAAGTATCTGGAACTGGGTACACTGCAAAGGGTGGTGCGCTTACTCGAGTTGATCCAAGCACAAGTGGTACAACAGCGTTAACTGATTTTGCTGATTTAACATTTAGCACGGCGACAATCACTGCCCGTGGCGCGTTGATCTTTAACGATAGCGCGGCGGGTGATCCTTCGGTTGTGGTGCTGGACTTTGGTGCAGACAAAACGTCTACCGCAGGTGACTTTACGATTGTATTCCCAACAGCGGACGCAAGTAACGCCATCATTCGGATAGCCTGATGGCAGACATTATCGTTCCAATTGGCGGTTGGTCCCGCTTCGGTTGGGGCGATATGCCGTGGGGTCAAACGGACCTTCCTAAAGCCACGGCATCTGTTGGTTCCGTTACTGTAGTCGCAGAAGCGAACGCGCCCGTTACAGGATTATCTGCAACGGGTTCTGTTGGTTCTGTCACAGTAATCGCCGCAGCCAACACATCTGTAACTGGTGTATCTGGCGCGGGTGAAGTCGGTTCAACTACTGTTATTGCAGAAGCAAACGTTTCTCCAACTGGTGTCTCTGGTACTGGAAACGTTGGTTCTGTTACTGTTACAGCAGACGCAAATGCTCCCGTCACTGGTCTTGAGGCTACGGCGTCAGTCGGTTCTATTACAGTGGTTGCCGAGGCTAATGTGTCTCCGACTGGTCTTGAGGCTACAGGTCAAGTTGGCACTGCAACTGCTACCGCAGATGCGATAACCCCTGTCACGGGTTTGTCCGCAACAGGTTCCGTTGGTAGTGTCACTGTAGTAGCTGCGGCGGACGTAGATGTCACTGGACTTGAAGCCACATCTGGTCTTGGTAGTGTTACAGTAATTGCCCTAGCTAATGTTCCTGTCACGGGACTTGAAGCTACGGGTTCCGTTGGTAGTGTGACTGTTAACTTTGGAATGTCTGTATTCGTTACTGGCGTTGCAGGAACTGGAGCCGTTGGCAGTGTCACGACCACCGCTGATGCACCCGTATCTGTTACTGGTGTGACCGCCACGGGTATCGTTGGAACACCGCTAGTTTACGGACGTATTGTTCCAGATCAAAATCCGAGTTATACTCCCGAACAACCATCACAATCCCCTGGTTGGACTGATGACAATCCATTGCAGTCACCAGGTTGGACCCGAATAGCAGCATAGGATAGAAACATGCCTAGTACATATACATTAAACAACGGTATCGAACTCATAGCTACTGGTGAACAGTCAGGCACATGGGGTGATACGACTAACACAAACCTTGAACTTTTGGATACGGCTCTTGATGGTCAGGTCACGGTGACTTTGGCTTCGGCGGGGACATCTGGTTCACCAAACACACTGCCTATTAGTGACGGTGCGGCATCAAATGGTCGTAACCGTATGGTTATTTTTGATGACAGCAGTGATCTGGGTGCAACAGCCTATGTGCAGTTGACGCCAAATGACGCTGAGAAGATTGTGTACATCCGTAACAGTCTGTCTGGTGATCGAAGCATTCTATTGTTCCAAGGCACTTACAGTGCATCAAACGATTATGAAGTTCCCGCTGGAAAAACAGCAGTTATTTTCTTTGATGGGGCGGGTTCTGGTGCGGTAGCGGCAAACGTTTTTAACAACGCCCATTTTGATGCATTGAACATTGTCGGAAATGTAGATGTTGGTGGTGATCTGACAGTAGACACAAACAGTTTGTTTGTGGATTCCACCAATAACGTGGTTCTTGCGGGTTCAACGTCTGCGACAAATAACGTGCGTCTTAACCAAAAACTTTCTACGGTCAGTGTTGGGGGTAATTTATATGGTGGTGCCTCACACGTTTCATACTCTGGAACGAATGTTCAACCAGCATCTACTATTGATATTCAACGTTCTCGCGGAACTACTGATGGGGATTATACAAAGGTTGAGGACGGCGACAGACTAGGTATTATTATTTTCCGTGGGGCAGATGGAGCGGGGTTTGAAGATTCTGCCGCGATTTCAGGTTATGTAGATGGATCGACAGATACCGATGATATGCCTGGACGTCTTGTTTTTGAAACATCTAACGATGGTGGTGTCACGCTAACTGAGCGTACCCGTATTGCTAGTGATGGTACTCTTACCCACCGTTACGCGGCAGTGTTTAACGAAGACGGTGGGGACTATGATTTTCGCGTTGAAGGCGACACGCAGCAATATTTAATTATGGCAGACGCGAGTTCGGACCGCGTAGGCATCAATCAACAAATTCCATACGCACAATTGCAAATAAACGGCGACATGCGTTTGGGTTCTACTGACTTAGCCACTGATGATGACGTAGAATATACAATTTCGTCAGGTGGTCAGCTTGTAATTCATTCGAATGACAGCGGTGCAGATGCTAGTTTTGTAGCTTTGAGTTTACGCACAGGCGCAAGTGGTGGAAACACTAGCGCAATTATTGATTTTTATATCAATGACGACGAGAAAATGCGCCTGAATAATAGTGGCTATTTGGGTTTGGGGACTAACAATCCACTGCAAGAATTGCACGTTTTTAACGAGGGCACTCTAGGAACATCTGCCGATAACGCAGACATTCGCGTCCAAGGTAATAATGGCGGGGCGGGTTACATGGATGTTTTCCATGGCCCCACTGCTATGGGAATTTATGGTGCGTCTACCTCTCCATTCCAACTCGCTTGGAACTCCATTGATCGTTTAAACATAAACGGCAATGAAACTATTTTCCACGACACTGGCGACGATTATAACTTTAGGATCGAATCTTCAGGCTATGAAAATATGTTTTTCATGGATTCTACCAATTCAAAAATTGGGATTCGGACCAACTCACCTGATGCGGTTCTCGACGTTTATGGATCGTTACGTTATTTCAACGTAAGACCCGGTTATTCCTCCACTGTAGGTTCAGGTACGAGTGCAAATTGGTGGAAGCTAGGTAGAGCGTCTTCTTTATTTGGTTCAAGAAGCCTTAAAATCGTCATACTTGGTACGCAATCGTATGGTGCTGGCGGTAATATCGGTGGTGAAACTACCATTCTGTTCCGTGGTAACAATGCTACGACAACGATTGATGGTACATTTTGGTCTGAAACTCAAGGAAACGGTCACATTTCGAGCGTTGCGTGGAAACAAACAGGAACTAGCGACGAATTTGACATATGGGTAAATTGGACTTCTACGTTTGCTGGGGTAGATATATATGTTGATACCCAAGCCACTTGGGAATTTGGGGTCTTAGACACAGGCTCCGAAACTACTCCAGCAGGGGCAACAACGATTTCTCCCAAGAAATTTACTTATATGGGTACATCCCAGACTATAGCTCAAGTAAGTAATGAAGTTGTAATTAACAATGGCGAGGTTGACATTGATTTCAGAGTGGCTTCAGCAGATTACACCTATGCTCTGGCAGTGGATGCCGCTACGAACCAAGTTTTAATCGGAACAAGCGACACAACGCATTCAATTAGCTCATACTCCCTGATCGTAGGTGTTGAGAGTGGCACGATGAAGCCGCATGTGTTGATTGACGGCACGTTTACTCAACAAGACATAAACACCCACAGCTTCATCAACCTAAGTGACCATAATTTTGGTATTGGCGGCGGTAACTTTAACACAGGGTCCACGGCTGATGACCTGTATCTCTTTGCATATGAAGGTGTTGGTCGTGGTATTCGTTTCTCCACGACACTTGATGGATCAACAGACCGCTCTGAAGACAATGCCAACTGGACTACACGAGGTTTTATTAACGCTTCCACAGGTTATTGGGGCATCGGGAACTTTGCGCATAGCTCCCCCCCCTCAAGACTTCTTCATGTTAAAGGAGCCGTGGGCGACTCCACTCCCCCTCTTTTTATTGAAGCAAGTAGCGACAGCTTTTCAGGCAGCAACTTTAACTGGGCTTCAAATGCAATAGCTTCTGGTATGCCGAATACGGCGACTAAACGGTTTGTTCATGTAATTGGTCAAGGTGAAAGTACGGGTCAAGCAGCAGTATTTGGTTATGCCGCTGGTACAAACGACAACGAAAAAGCCTTTACACTTGGCCTGTATAATAAAAACGACGTTATTCTGGGGAACATGAACGGTTACGTCACCAAACAATACCAGCCGTTCTTCTATGCTAAAACAACTAACACTGGTGACGGAAACACAGCAAACCCATATCAATTCCAAAACGTAGTACACAATATCGGCGGTATGTTTGTGACCACTGGAACAGGCGCATTCGAACGGTTTGTTGCTCCGATTGATGGAGTTTATGCTATTACAGTTCAACCTGGATATAAACAAACAGGCGTGGATTTTTCTAGTCGCCTAAGAATCAATGGATCAGAGTTTACAGATTTGGTGAGACTAATCAGTACGGTTGACCCCGATAGTCATTCGGGAGCGGCAAGTACAGTTGTAATCAAATTAAGTGAAGACGACTACGTTGATGTAGTTCCAGGTTTTACCCCGTACCACTGTAACGACGTTTATAACTTTTTCTCAGCGCACTTGTTGTCATAAGGAGAACACACATGCCCACAATAAACATAACCATCACAGATGCACAGCAACAAGCTCTTGAGTTTGTAGCTTCTAATGCAAACGACTGGATTAACTTCTTAGTCGAAAACAGAATCAACAAGGCTACCGACCAGATTGTAGCCATATACACAGAAAAGGCTTTAGCCGAAGGGGTTCAAATTCCAACGACTAAGGCGGAAATTGTTGCAGACGCCTATACTCGCGGGTGGGTTGTCGCAGCGGCAACAGAAGCGGAGCCAGTATAATGCCAGTAGCTACAGAGTGGTCTATCGTAGATATGAAACATATGGATTCCGATGGGGGAGTCTTTGAGGTAAAGTGGAGTTGCATTGCTCGTAACGATTCTGGCCCAGAATCAGCATCAGCAGGGGCAGAAGCAAAATTCACATACGATGCGTCATCTCCAGACTTCACGCCATATGCAGATTTAACCCAAGATCAAGTTCTAAACTGGGTCTGGGGCCAAGAAGGTTTTGACAAAGACGCGGTTCAAACACGTCTTGTTGAAAAAGTGGATGCCCAAATTCAAAAGAATGCCACAGAATCTACAGGTTTACCTTGGGCAGTAGAACCTGAAGGACAATAAACTTTTTATAAAGGAGACTTACGATGGGAAAAGATGAAAAGAAAACCATCAGTGTCAACGATGTTGAATATAACATTGACGACTTAACTGACCAACAAAAAGCTATGGTTAATCACATTACTGATTTGGACCGCAAACTAGCCAGTGCGCGGTTCAACGTAGATCAGTTGGCTTTTGGTCGTGAAGCGTTTGTAAATGCGTTGGCTCAATCGTTGGAAAGTGATACAACGGATGTAGCCGCCGAGTAAACATGCTGGGAGTAACGAATGCCGCTAACCAAACTCCAGTTCCGCCCAGGAATTAACAGAGAAACCACGTCCTATTCTAACGAGGGCGGTTGGTTTGACATGGACAAGGTTAGATTTCGGTTTGGTTACCCTGAAAAAATAGGTGGGTGGGAGAAAACATCTGCCACCTACTTTCTAGGTACATGCCGTGCCTTGCACCCATGGGTTGCTTTAAGTAGCGAACGCTACCTTGGTGTGGGTACACACCTAAAGTATTATATTAACGAAGGTGGTGGGTATAACGACATCACCCCCCTTCGTGCTACAACATCCGCAGGGGACGTAACGTTTTCTGCTTCGGCAAACACATTAGGTGCAAACGTAGCTATTGTAGACACAAATATTACGCTTACCTCTGCATCAGGATTTCCTGAATCTGGGCGTATCAAGATAAACAGCGAAATAATCACCTATGCTGCGGTATCAGGCAACATATTGCAGGGTTGTTTGCGTGGTCAATCTGGTACAACAGCGGCGGCTCACACCTCAGGTGATGTGGTACTCTGTGCCACGCTTATTGTTACTGACAACGACCACGGTGTGTTAGAAAATGACTTTGTTACTTATTCAGGTGCGGCAACCTTGGGCGGTAACATTACGGCGGCTGTCCTAAATCAAGAATATCAGGTTGTTAGCAAGGTCAACGCCAACAGCTATCTCATAGACGCTCGAGAAGAAGCCTCTCTTAACAGTATTACTACCACCACAGGTTACACTCCCACTTACGTTTTTGCTTCCACAAGCGACAGCGGCAACGGCGGCTCAAGTGTCGTTGGTGCATATCAAATCAACACGGGTCTCGACACTACTATCGTAGGCACAGGCTGGGGCGCAGGAACGTGGAGCCGTGGCACTTGGGGCAGCGCAGCTTCTTTGGCAGCGTCAGGACAAACGCTTCGCATCTGGTCGCATGACAACTTCGGTGAGGATCTTTTGATCAACGTGCGGGATGCGGGTATATACTACTGGGATAAAACCAACGGCACTTCTACTCGCGCCGTAGCTATCAGCGACCTGACAGGAGCTAACACTGCCCCGACCATCGCTAAAAAGGTTCTTGTTTCTGACAGAGACAGACACGTCATAGCCTTTGGTTGTGATCCACAGGACAACATCGGTACGCAGGACCCGCTGCTCATACGGTTCTCGGACCAAGAGTCTATTACCGATTGGGCGGCTACAGCAACCAATACAGCGGGGGACTTGCGCCTCGGTTCTGGGTCCGAAATTATTACCGCCGTTGAAACGCGGCAGCAGGTGCTTGTGTTTACTGATGTATCGCTTCACGCCATGCAGTTCCTCGGACCGCCGTTTACCTTTGGTATCAACACTGTGTCGGAAAACATTACGATTGCTAGTCCGTTGTCGGCTATTGCCATCGAGGATCAAGTGTACTGGATGGGCGCGGAAGAGTTTTATGTTTACTCAGGTAACGTGCAACGATTGCCATGTTCTGTTCGGGACTATGTGTTTAGTGACATCAATAGCGATCAGCTAGAAAAAGTAACGGCATCCACCAACACCGCATTTTCTGAGATATGGTGGTTTTATCCATCGGCTTCGAGCACCGAGTGCGATAAATACGTCGTGTATAACTACCAACAGCAGATATGGTACTACGGATCTCTGAACCGCACGGTCTGGTTGGACCGTGGGGTTGAAAGTTTCCCGATTGCAGCAAGCACAGACCATGCCTTGTATTTCCACGAGCGTGGGTTTGATGATGGGTCAACATCCCCTGCAAGTGCAATCACCGCGTATATTGAAAGCAGTCAGATGTCGATGGGTGAGGGGGACAACTTCGTATTCCTACGCAAGCTCATTCCTGACCTGACGTTTCGAGATAGCACGGCGGTTTCTCCGTCGGCTACAATGACGCTTCAAACACGAAATTACCCTGGTGGCGCGTACCTCCAGACAAACAGCAAGACTGTAACCAAAACGGCATCAGTGCCTGTGGAACAGTGGACCAACGAAGTAAATGTCCGACTGCGTGGTCGTTCGTTTGCGTTTAAAATAGAAACAACAGACACAGGCGTGGGGTGGAGACTTGGTTCTCCAAGGGTAGAAGTGCAGCCTGACGGGATGCGGTAATGTCCAGAAATCTTGTCCTACCATTCTTTCCTGTTGCGCCGAAAGACTATAACCAACAATACCTCGAAGAGGTGGTTCGCTCGTTTTCGGTCTATCTTGAGCAAATGCAAAACCCAGGAGAGGGTCGCAATACTTTTTCCGTTTTTACCAATCTTCAAACCGACGACAGCGGCCTAGAGCCAGGGGCTATCTTTAACCACGATGGATATGTTAGAGTGCCAGTAGAACATTCTCCATATGTTCGTGGATCCCAAGCTACGGGCACAGTTGGAACAGTAACAGTGAGTACGCCATGACCGATACAATTATAACAATGCCCGACGGGTCACGCTGGAAACCTTCGTCGTCTTCTGATACAGTGCATTGTGTAAACTGTGATAACGCAGTTGACACGCCAGAAGAAGTCGCAAGCTACCCCGATGGGAACTGTCCAGATTGCGGACAGTCTTGGACAGGCGCAGAAAAACGCAGTACAACGATTACAGTAACTGCGCCAGAAGCTATTCGAGGTGAAGCATAATGTCATTATTAGGTGCACTAGGTGGATTAGTTGGATTTGCGATGGGTGGCCCTGCGGGGGCCGCGCTTGGTTCTGGCATTGGGTCTCTTGCATCTGGCGGTGATATAGGTGACGCCCTGAAATCAGGCATGTTAGGCTTTGTTGGTGGCGGAGCTATGGCTGGTATGGGGGCCGCAGGTGGTCAAGGTATTGGCTCGTTGCTTACTTCAATGGGTCTTGGGGGCCAAGCAGCAACAACAATGAATCCACTGGCACGAATTGGTTCGGCTATGACTGGCGGCAATGCAGCCGCAGGTGGCGCAGCAATGAACCAGATGAGCAATATGGCTCGTGCGGGTAGCGCAATGGGTGGCGCAGGTGGCGGTGGTCTAACCAACCTGTTTAACCTTGGTCCACAGGGCGGTTCGATCTTGTCCAACCCGATGATCCAAGCAATTGCACTACAGGCTTTAGAGCCAAAAGAAGTTAAGATGACTACACCATTACAAGATCGGCAGTTAGCTACGGGGGAAAGACTACCGAGTTATCGTGGAACACAGGCTAACGACGTTCGCCGTCGTAACTTTGCTATGGGCGGTTATGTAGAAGGGCCAGGTACGGGCACGAGTGACTCGATTCCTGCACAGATTTATCAAAACGGTATGCCAGTACAGGAAGCTGCGCTTTCTGACGGCGAGTTTGTATTGCGAGAAAGAGATGTCAACGCTATAGGCGGCGGAGATCCTGGTGTTGGAGCAGCGCGGTTATACGCCATGCAACGCCAATTTGACCAAGGAGGTATGGCATGAGCGACACTGATGACACAGGTATGGGCCGCAGTGCGAACTTTATTCCCGAATACCAAGAACGATTTCTAAAAGATTTACTCGCCAACGTCTACAATGTTGAGCTTGATGACGAAGGTAACCCGCTCCTCGATGAAAGTGGGCAACCGATTGTTACGGGTATTGCCGCTGACTCTCCGTTGTACGGTACACCTGTACTGGATGCCGATGGCAACCAGATGTTCGAAACAGACCCGACCACAGGGGAGCAACTACTAGATTTCCGTGGGCAACCAATTCCTATGGTCGAAGGGGGTGTTCGTCGTCCTGACGTAGCACCAATGACCCCGAACCAGCTAGAAGCCATACGTCTGGCGGAAGAGGGCGTGGGGGCCTTTGGTCCCATGTTCGATCAGGCGCAAGCAGCGTTTGGTGGTTTTGAGTTTAACGAAGACGGTTCAGTAAAAACAGACGCAGAAGGCAACCCAATTCGTTCGGGAGCCATTGGTCAGGTTGGTGAGGGTGCAGGTGCCGTAGGTGAGGGCGTTACAGAGTTACGCGGAACCACGGGCCTTTATGATACAGCCACACGTCGAGCGGCAACGGATCCAATATTCTCGGACTTCAAAGAAGATGTAATCGGGGACACCGCAACAGATGTGGGTACAGCAAGTACCTCTATAGGCAGTGCCGCAACAGGTGGGGCCGCTGGTATACGCAGTGCCGCCGCAGGTGCGGACATTCTTGGACAGGCTGGTACAGCGCAGCAAGGTATGCGTGACGCAGGTGCGGGTATCGCGGGTCAGGTCGGAGCGGCACAGACTGGTGTAGACGTAGCGGCACAACGTGCCCGTCAAGCGTCGGCACAAGCGCAGCGTGATCTGTCGGGTGCAGGAGCCTTTGGTTTGGGAGCCGCCGCAGAGGGCATTAGCCGTCTAGACGACACCACTGGGGCGTTTGATCCACAGGGTATTGGCGCGTTTATGAATCAGTATGAGGATGCAGCCGTACAACAGGCCATCCAAGACATCGCTCGAGCAGGGCAGATGCAAAGAAACGAGCTTGGTGCACAGGCCGTAGGCGCGGGAGCCTTTGGTGGATCTCGTGAGGCGGTAGCGCAGCAGGAACTCGGACGGAATATTCTAGAGCAGCAGGGTCGCACCGCAGCAGGAATGCGTCAGGCAGGGTTTGAGAGTGCCGCGCAACGTGCACAATCAGCCTTCGAAGCACAACAGGGCCGTGGTCAAACAGCCGCGCAGCTTCGTGGTCAGCTTGGTCAGGCGGGTGCAGGTACGGCATTAAATGCAGCAGAGGCCGCAGGTAGACTGGGGCTATCCGCAGAGCAGCTTGCACAGACAGGATCTTTGCAGGGTGGTCAGCTTGGGTTGTCAGGTCAAACCAATCTAGCGAATATCCTGCAACAAGCAGGGCAGATGGGTATATCAGCGGAAGAAGCTGCGGCACAGTTGGGTATCAGCGCGGAGCAAGCAGCCGCTGGAATGCAAATGCAAGGTGCAGGAGCGCAAGCGGATCTATCTATGGGTCTAGCGGGTCTACGGGGCACAGGCTTCGAGATGTCGCAGAACCTTGGTCAGTCTGCTTTCGAGGATCAGATGCGCCGTGGTCAGAACGCTTCACAGATATTTGGTCAGCTTGGTCAGGGCCTTGGCTCACTGGCGGGTCAGCAAACAGACATCGGTGTGCGTCAGGCTGCGTTGGGCGAAGCTGCACAGCAAGCCAACCAGAGCGATGTCAATTCCCTATTCAACATCGGAGCCTTGGAACAGGGTCAGATGCAATCAGAGTACGATGTACAGCGTCAGGCAGATATCGAAGAAGCATACGAGCCATACCAACGGTTCAACTACATGTCCGACATTTTCCGAGGTGTACCTTCTACTCAAAGTTCACTAACCGTACAAAGTGTGCCAACACCAAGCCCCGTGTCCAATATTATTGGTATGGCGCAGGGTCTTCAGGGTTATCAAAACGCTGGTGGCGGTGGGATATTCGGATAAGGGTGTAGTCGATGGAACAAAACGTATTCAACCGCAAACTCTTCAAGCGTAAGTCCGATGCAGCAAGTAAGACCGCTGCTCGGGACAAGCTGCGTTCGATGGGTGGGATCATGGCATCCTCGGAGCCTCTGCTTCAAGAGGCGATGAAAGCGGTACAGGGTGCGCCTACACCACAGATCGACATACAAGGTATTATGCAAGCACAGAAACGGATGGGTCCAATGCCCTCCGCTCCGATGCCGCAGGTTGCCCCGCAGATGCCACAAATGCAGCAGCCGCAAATGCCGCCGCAACCCGCACCTCCGCCACAAGCACCAGCGCAACCCGCGCCTCCACAGGGTATGAACCCGATGCAAAAGCCTATGGGTTTGAACATCGGTGGTCGCCCGATGGACCGCAGACAGGAGTTGGCAAACTACTTGGGGGCAGCAACAGGACCGATGCCGTCGGTTGATATACGCCGTCAGGCAGGATCTGTTGTACAACAGCCTGAAGTAGACATGGATGCCATCACACCTGAACGTGCTATTGAGTTGACTAGCGCAGCGCAGAGCGGGAAGTTTCCTGTAAACCTGCGTCCGTTTACGGCTGAAACCGCAGGTAGTGTAGAAAACGCGCAGTTGTTGAACGACAAAGCCGAGCAGATTGCAGCGGCAATGACAGATCCAAACCTAGATGATGAGGATCGATCTCGTAACTTACTTGCTGCATTAGGCGGTGATGCGTCTGCATCAAACGTAAAGAAAGCCTTGGCGGATACCTCCGAACAGGTGTTCGGTAAGAAGGTAGACCGTGAAGCTAAGATCGACGCTATGAACGATGCTATCACAGGCTTTGCTATTGCCGCAGGAACAAGCCCACGCGCCTCAAAGAACATTGCCAACGGCATGTTGGTCGGGTTGAAGTCAATGAAAGAGACGGAGCAAGGGCGTATCAACACAGAAAACGCTATGGCGCTTGCCGCAGCCAAGGCAGCAGCCAAAGGCACAGGGTCCGACGGCACATATAACAAGCTATATCAGAAGGCGATTGAGAAAATCATGACGCGACCTGATGAGTTTGGCATCTTTGTTGACGAGGATGATCCAGCCGCATTGGATTCCGCATCTAATCAAATTACCACACTCGCTGACCGTATTGCACGAGCACAGGCAGGTGGAGGTCCCGCACCCAGCACCACGCAACCTATGACTGATATTGTTACTATCGATACTCAAGAAGCGTTTGACGCGTTGCCTCCTGGGTCTCAGTATATAGATAAAGCTGATGGGATTACTTATACTAAACCAACTTGATAGAGGATAACCCACATGGCAAATCGTTTTGGTGGCATTCCTGTCGAGCAAGAACAACCCACAGCAAATCGCTTTGGTGGTATTCCTGTTAACCAACCTCCAAAAGAAAAAGTCGCAGAAGACGAAGGCGTTCTACAAGAGTTTGCAGAGGGCGTTGGCTCTGGTCTGATTGGTATTGGTCAAGGTATCGGGGAACTCGTAGCTTCGGGCATCGATCTTGTTGCCGATACAGACTACGCGGACGCGGTTAGTAACGCGGGGGAGGCCACCCGTGACTATCTAGGCTTGGATCCCACAGGTTTTGTGGGCAAAGGCGCAGAGATCATAACCCAGTTTGTTATTCCAGGTGTAGGTGTGGCTGGCATGGTATCTAAGGCAGGTAAGGCGGCACGTCTTGCTCGAGGTGCCACAGGTCCGATGACACGATCACAACGCTTTGGTCAGGCTGCGAAGGAGCTTGCCGCAGCGGGAGCCGTAGACGCAGCCGTAGCTAACGACGGGACAACTACTGTCGGTGATTTTTTTGATGGTGGGCCTACTGCGACCAACCAAGAGTTGGGACTATCGGGTCGGGAAGAGGCGCTTCGTCGTCTAGGTAACAAGTTTAAAGTTGGCACAGAAGCCGCGTTGCTTGGTGGTGTGGCACAGGGTGTGTTGTCTGGATTAGGTGTAGGCGCACAGAAAGCTGCTCAGACGCAAACGGGACAGGCCGTGGGTCGAGCGGTTGGAGAGTCCCAGCCTGTGCAAGCAGGTAAGGGTTTGGTCAATCGTACCCGTGAGTATCTCAAGAATGCAGAACGCCGTCGTGTGTTTGGTGTAAATCCAGGTGAAGCAGACATGGGTCGGGGCGAACAGTTTATTGCTGACGCCTTGGGATCGTTACGCTACCGCTCCTATCTACCAGAAGAAATGGCAACTGAACGTCTGTTGGTGCAGGGTAAAGTGCAGCCATATATTAAACGTGCCGAGGTCACACTGAACAAGCTCGAGAGAAACATCGACAATGCGATTGGTAAGATGGGCAAGGAAGTGGATAGCGAAGTCGAACGTCGAATGATCTTCGACAATATCGAAGAGTTCCTGACCAACCCAGACGCTGAGACTAAGAAAAAGTTTTTGTCCAAGTTACCTTCGAACATTCGGAGTGATGTGCAAAGCATGCGTCAACAGGTCAACGACCTAAGTGAAGGCGTATTGAACAGTAACTTTTTAAAAGAAAATAATTTTGTTGATAAGGCCAGTGGTCGTGCCGTTAAAGATGTGATCAACGAAAACATAAACTCGTACCTCCGTCGCCGTTACCGCGTATTCGAAGACAAGACGTATACTCCAACAGGCGAACAGCTAAACATAGCCACCAAAGAGTTTCAGAAGGATAAAAAATCTGTCCAGTCCGAACTAACCAAGATGGCTCGGGGTGATGCAGAAGGGTTGTTTACCGATGCAGAGTTAACGCGTATTGGTGCTCAACGTCTAGGGGCGGGGGACCAACAGCGTATTGTCATTGAGGGTAAGGTTACAGACGAAGCTGCTCGACTTGCTCGAGATAGTTTTCTTGGACGCAATCGACTGCGTAATAGATCCAACGCCAAACTAAGCGGAGGCCGTGTAGCAGAAAACCGTTTGGACACGGGGATGTTTATGGAGCGTAAGTATCTACCCAAGTACCAAAGAGAATTGCTTGGAGAGATCGATGACCCGAGAGAAGCGTTCATCGGTACAGTAGCGGATCTCGCACAATTCAAAGCTGTGGATGAATATTTTGGTAACCTGAAAACCATGGCGCAAGCCAACGATGGGTTTGGTAAATTCTTTATCGATCCTACTAGCATGACCCCACTACAACAAAAACAAATGCTCGATAGTGGGCAGTACGTTCAGCTTGGTAGTGCAAGAGGTCGAAGCACCCTACGAGGTGAAGCAACAGATGAGCTAGATGAGGCCGTAGACCGTTCGGGTTGGGGTTCTTTGCATGGGTACATTGTGCCAGAGCGCATCTACAAAGACTTGACCCAGACAGTGTTAGCGGAAGATGGGTTTGGATCGACGGCTATCCGAGGCGTGTGGGACACGTTCCTCCGAGGCAAAGGTATTTCTCAGTATTCCAAGACTGTTCTGTCGCCTGTCACGCAGGTTCGTAACTTTACCACGGCATCCTTGTTTGCTTTGAGCCAAGGCAATATTGGACGTGGTATGAAGGGTAGCCTTGGGGACTCTATGAAGATGACGTTTAGGCAGATGTTTGAGAAGGTCCCTGAAGACGAGGTACTTGACGAGCTTGCTGACTTGCAGCGTCGAGGCATTATCGGAACCCAAACTGAGCTTCGAGAAATTCAAGACATGATCAACAAGGGCATCGGGTACTCGACCCGTGGACCTAAAGGATTGTCGGAGGCGTTAGGCGGAGAAGCTGGACGCAAACTCGCGGACACAAAACTGGCTCGGACTGTGGGCAAGGGCACCAAGATGTTCGAAGACGCCTATCAAAACTCAGACGACTTTTGGAAGATTTACAACTATCAGTTCGAAACAAACAAACTGCGTAACGCGTTGCGCGAAATGAACCCTGTGGACCAATATAAATATTTGACCAAGGGCCAAGACTTGAACCCACAGATGCGTCGGCAGATTATTTCTGACCCATCCAAGATGGATGAATTGCTGAAAGATCGAGCCGCACAAATCGTACGGGATACCGTACCAAACTATAACAAAGCTCCTGAGTTAATCAAAGCTGCGCGTAAGTTGCCTGTTGGTAACTTCATCACCTTCCCGTATGAAATCTTCCGCACTGGTGGCAACACAATCCGTCAGGCTATCGAAGAGATGAACCCCGCAAATGCGGAGGGTATTCGCAACATCGGACGCCGTCGTATGGCTGGAGCTATCGGTACGTTTGGTGTTATGCCAGCCGCTGTGGCAAATTTTGGATACGCGGCATCAGGCGTAAGCCGAGACGAGATGAAGGCATACCAACGCTCCTTCTCTGCACCATGGGAAAAGAACGCGGTGCTTGTTCCGATTGGTCGGGATGATGACGGCAATCTACAGTACGTCAACTTCAGTACCACCAACCCATATGATTCTATTATCTCTATGTTTAACGCTGCAATCAACGAGGCGGACGAAGGATATCGTCAGGGTAAATCAGCAGGTGAGATTACACTACGGGCAGGGTTTGAAACGCTCAAAGATTTCTTCGAACCTTTCTTGAGCCAGTCCATTGTGACCGAGGCATTGTTGGATGTGACAGCCCGAGGCGGTAAGACAAGCACAGGAGCGCAAGTCTACAACCCACAAGACAGTACGGGGGACATTCTCGGAAAGAGTTTTGCTCACGTTCTAGAGGGCATTGTACCAAACGTAGTTCCTGCGGAGATCAAAAACTTGAACCCTGCAAATATGCAGTTTGAACCTAGCAGATTTGCTCGTGGCGTTGTCGGATCAATGGCACCAGGTGTTATAAATCCAAAGGACAAACTAGGGAGAGAGCGCAACCTGTCTGAGGAAATGTTCCGCGTCTTTACTGGTGTTACGCCCATGCAGTTCGATCCTGAGTTTGCATTGCGGATTAACGCAGGACGATTGCAACGTGCCCAGACTGACGCCAAACGTATTTTCAACAGTGTGATTGACGATGCCAACCTGACGCCAGATCAAATGATTAGCGCGTATCGCAGGGCCAATGACCGTAAGCGCGTGGTTGATGAGCAATACTTCCAAGTCATCGAGGATCTACAGACACTTGGCATGAGCAAAGGTCAGATCCGTCGTTTGTTGAAAGAAAATAAAATTGGTGGGGCAGACCAAATTATGCGGGGTCGCTTCGAACCATTCAAACTAAGTGATGACGCTCGAGGCAAGATGCGTAGAGCAGGAACCTTCGACATCTACAAGCAAACACGAAAACCGTTGCGTGACATATATAAAGACTTGCGTGGAACTAAGTTGACCCGTGACGAGGAACCTGCACCTCGACCCGCACCTTCAGCTAATCGGTTCGGTGGCAACCCCGTTCAACTACCCGCTCCACCACAGTCAACTCCGATACCTCGGCCTTCAGCTAATCGGTTCGGTGGCACCCCTGTTCAACAGGTAGACCCACGGCTGCTCCCTGATCCTCGGACCAGAGAGTTACTAAAACCTTAAACGTCGATCTTAACCGACACCCCGTTGCCACCAAACAGGTGAATGACTTCGTCGGAAGCCTGTTCGATCTCTTGGATAATTTCCTCGTCGCCAGTTATGCATGCCAGGTTTAGTGCGCGGTTAATCAAATCAACCAAAGCCTCCACTTGCATCGGGTGCATTTCCTTAAAGCCGAGGGTATTAATTGGTTCGTTCATTCTATTTCACCCCAATCATCTTGGATATCTACATCAATTTTCGAGGGGACTTTGAGCGGCACACCAGTTTCCATAATTTCCTGTATTTGAGCAGCTTGCTCCTGCCCCTCTACGTTAAAGCATAACTCATCATGCACTGTCAGCATAGGAGTAAGTCCCGCCTCGTAACAATCGAGCATGGCTTTTTTGGTTTGGTCCGCCGCCGAGCCTTGGATCAATCTGTTTAACGCCTTGTAAGTAAACGCTCTTCTCAGCTTGCCCATGCCCCCGTACTTTTTGTTGGCCTCGTCGTACGGCAACGGTTTGTTGTACCCGAATGTGCTTGGTTCCCACAGGTCGAAGCGGCACAGTCTACCCAACAGGGTTCGGATCTGCCCCTTGTCTCCCGCTCTGTTCGACGCCGCCGTCGCCAACTGCTTAACAAACGGAACCTTCTGGTGGTGCTTGTCGATCAGTTCCTTGGCCTCGTCTCCCGAGATAGCCAACTGGTCTGCCAGTTTACCAACACCCATGCCGTACATAATACCAAGGTTTACTGTCTTCGCTTCCTTACGGGTAATCCCTGCTAGGTCCGCAACCATCTGGTGCAGGTCCACGTCGCCGTTGTTGAACTCATCGACGATGTTATCGACCAACGGACCGCGCATCATGTCTGGCATGTTTGCAGCAAAGTGTACCAAGAGCCTCGGTTCTTGGCTCGAGTAGTCGAAGGACCCCCACTTGCATCCATCCTCGGGGATAAACAAACCTCGGATTAACTTCTTCAGTTCCTTGTCCCGTGCAGGAATTTGTTGGAGGTTGGGGTTCGATGCCGAAAATCTACCCGTGACGGTGCCACCTTCGTCCCTACGCGTGGAGTGCAGTTCCGTATGGATACGCCCGTCGTGCTCGTGTCGCAGGATGCTGTCGATGAACGTGCTATCTGCTTTGTCGAACTCGCGCAGCCGTACCAACGCTTGACACACCTTGGCCTTGTGGCTGTTAAGGTATGCCTTGGTGAAGGAAGGTGCACCTTTATCGGTGCGCGGATAATCCATATCTAACTTCTCGAACATCTTCTGAATGGAGGCGGATGCCCAAATGTCTACGTCGATACCTGCTTCTTTCTTGATGATCTTACGCAGGGCGTCTG